TTGTTTCTCTCTTTTTATCGGTACAATGAACGGGTCTTTGGGTTACATCCAGTGCATTTAGGTTTTTCACAATAATGTTTGAAATACCTTCAATATACCCCAATTCTCCAACACTTTCTAAATCAGATACTTGCAACTTGATTGATTCTACAAAATCCATAATATTCATCGCATCTTTGCAAGTCTCGTTTAAAAATAAATTCAGGTTAAAAGCCTTATTGTGGGAGTTTGTATGTGTATTGATGGTATTGTTTGTACCATTTTTACACAACTCTAGAATAGATTCTTGTAACCCGTTTTGGCCCTTTACTAGCTCTGTTATAAGTTGTATTAGTTGAGGCGCTAGTTCAATATTGGAAGATTTAATATCTATAGATGTTTCTATTATTTCGTTTGCAGGTTGTATACAAGTACCTTTGTTTTTGTGTTTCCATAATCCAGTTCTATCGTTATAACATTTTTTACAAATTTCACAATTATAATTTTCCGTTGTACATTGCTTAATTTTTTGCTTAATTTGCTTATTTTTGTTGCCATTTGTTGATTTTATGTGTTTCATTGACAAACAGTGTGTGTCCATATTACTTTTTCTACTGGTACCATAGTGACAATTTTCACAATAATATTTGTTGCTTAATTTTTGCTTAATATTGTTGCCATCCGTTGCCATAATGTTGCCACAGAAAATAATTATTGACATTTTCATAAAAAATAAAAAAATGTATCGTGCTAAATTTAGAAAATTTTTTTATGTTACCTTACGATAAAATTCAATTATGGTCACAAATCGCGTTTTTTCACAAAGTATTTTTGGAAAATCGATTTTGGACATTTTTTTTGTCCATTTTGAAAATCCCAAAAAACTTTCCCAGTCATTTTTTTGAAATTTTCCTTCATATGTAGGGGATGTTTTTTGGAATGAAAACAGGTGTTTCACTACATTATGTAGTAATTTGAGTATTGAGCTATTCATTAAGTATATTATTTTACATACTTAAAGAACTATTATTTACCATCCTTTTTCAGACGCCGGAGTAGTAGTATTATATTCGCTATCATCATATAGAGATGTTAATAATTCGTCGAAATCCAAATTATATTCATTGCAATGTTCCCAGGTAAATCCGTCATAAATATAAGGCATCGCATAATAACTTTTCGTCGGATTGGTCCATTCGTGTATATCATTATTGGTTGGTCCCACCTTAGTATCTCGGTCATTATTCGTGGCATCGTACATTTGATCGTGTTGGTAATGTCCGTAACAACAATCAGTGGATACCTCAAAATCGTCAATATCACTGTTATAACAGGACACTTTATTGCATATATATTCTGCTTCAGCATCTGTAGGCCAATCATCGGAATTAAACCCACCTGCCATATATTTGGCTTGTAATAATCGTTCGGTAGTAGGATGTATAGGCCAAAAGGACGGGTCTGCTGGCGATGCGGATTCCAAATGGTCACCGCCAAATACTTTACTACCATCGCCGCCACAAATAAAGTCAATCCACGCGTCCCAACCTTCATCGGGCATATCATCTACCGGTACACAGTCATAATCACTGTTTAATATACTGTGTTTTAACATTAAAGATAATACATCCATACGTTCGGAATTACATTCATAATTACAAGCAATGTCTTCCTTTTCCATCGAATATTCTCCATTTTCATTGGTAGCAGAACAATCTGTGGGTGGGATCAATACGTCGGCCCTGTACAATTCTTTTAAATAAAATATCCAGTTTTTACACAAATTTAATTGACCATCGACACTTAAAATGTAACCTGATTCGCGCAATGGGTTCATTGCATCGCAACCAAATACTCCGCCAACTACTCCGTGTGTAGATGCGTGTGGCGCATAGGGTATTTGATGGAGGAAATCGGTAATACTATCGTATTCCAGCATCGTATAATGAGAATCACATTTGGGCAAGTCCTTGTCAATAGAAACATAACGGGTTATATATTTGGACGGATTTATATTCCAAGGCGCGCGCATATATCCATAGGCAGTATATAACTCATCGTATTTTGTATTATAATCGGCTGTCATATAGGCCCATTTGCCATCCGGAATTTTACCGTCGTCAATTCCGTCGCTTTCATATAACCATCCCCACGTAAGGTTTGTTGGTAGGGTAAGTGTACCAAATGTATTGGGTTGGAACAACGGCGAATCCCATACACTTATATTGTACGCTGTTTCAATGGTATAATCCCAATAAGGTAATGATATGGATGGCTCTACTGCCTGCATCGCCTTTTCAAATATGTTGGTCATTTTAATGTGTTGCGCTAAAAACCCGAGACCTTCGTGAACGTGGTCGGCATCTATCCACGCGGCATTAAAGTAATGATATTCTAATAAATAGACATAATTATGATAACTATTTCCATATAAGGTTTGTCCAGTATCTTCATCTGTAGACCACATTGTATACATTGCTTCAATGGTTTTGGTTAAATCGTCGTGAGTTAATGCCCTAAATTCGCGCCTCACGTACATACATAACAATTTGCCTTCACTTATACGTCCAGTATATTCGCCATTGAATGCATTGTATTGACGCAATGTTATACTATATTCGTCATTTAAGGGGTCGCATTCATAACTAAAAGAGGTTTCGGTATCGTAGTCTTCAAGACAGTCATTATTTTTATCACATATAGTGTATTTATGATTGTACTTTCGCTCGACATCATCATCTCCAGTGTCAGTGATGGAAATCCACATAGTTGCATATGGTTCGACTAAACCGGTATAGGGTTTCAAAAATTTATAAGAGTATAAATCACTCGAGTTGGGTATGAAATAAGACAATACATCGTAACCATCACGGTTGGTAGTAAACCTTAAATCAAATTTATTATAATAATTTGTATAGGTGTCATCATCTTCGTCTAAATAAGTGGGGAATGAGGTTGGTTTGCTTGTTTGAATATAGTGAGCGTTATTGTTATTGTTGTAGTTCTTGTTTGCCGAAGGCATTGTTTCTATAAATGTCATTTTGTTACTGTTTTGACTATTTTTGGAAAATAACGAAATATTAAACGGCAAAGTGGCTATAAACAGTAATCCACATAGTAATACATATAAATATTTTTTATCTCTACGAAATGCACCAAATAATGGTTCCGTAAATCGCCTTACCCTCATTTCACTGGGTAATTCAGAATTATTTTGTTGTCCATTTATTTCTAAAAGGTCGTTGGTTTCATTATAGTCTGTAAAAGCACCATAGTTCATTGTGTTCTTATAATTATTAGGTAATATATTTTTATTTAATTTTCTATATATATATTTACTATTTGTCTTATACTATTTGTCTTTTACCATTTTATTTTTAGTCTCTCAATTTTTATTTTATAGTTAGTATAATAATGACTACCACAAATTTTAAGGCGTTTGGAAGTGATTTGAGTGGTATTTTTCAAATTTATTATAATATACAAGCTAATGCAACAGGATACACTGTAAATGGAGACGACCTAAATACTTATTATGAAAAAATTGGTGGTGGCGGGACCGCTTCTACTACCAATTATACCGTCAGTAATGCAGACTTAAAAACGATTTTTGCCGGAAGAACATATACACTCACAGGTACCTACGCGGAAACTGTAAACACTGATAGCGGTACAAAATATATAGTCGTTTGTTTTGGCGATACAACGTCAAATGTTACTACTACTAATACGATTACATTTACGGATGCGCCGTCGACTGTACATTATTGGATTGTTGGTGGAGGAGGAGGCGGTGGTGGCACATCGAGTGCTTATACTATTGGAGCCGGTGGTGGTGGTGCCGGTAGTATATTAGGAGGAACATTTACTCCTAGTAATACGACTTATACAGCCGTCGTTGGTAAAGGTGGTTCAGGTGGTTCGAATGCAGCCAACGATGGCGATGATGGTGTTGGTTCATCTGTGATAGGTGGTTCAGTATCTAAAACCGCTGGTGGCGGAAAGGGAGGCGAATGCGCTGCGAATGGTAGCAGCGGTGGCGCGGCAGGCACTTATAATGGTAGTACTTCTATTGGTGCAGGAGGAAACGGTGCAAAAAATACGAATATTACTCCAGCAGGTGACGGTGGTGATGGAGAGGCACTATCTATTTCTATCTCAGGTTATCCTTCATACTACAGTGGAGGTGGCGGTGGCGGTGGCAATGCATACACTGGTCATACTGCAGGAGGAGACGGTGGTTCTAGTGTAGGCGGTCTCGGAGGTGATTATGTAGAGCTAGGTTACGCTGCAACAGCGGGTACAATTTTGAGTGGAAGTGGTGGCGGAGGTGCAGCACAACCATATCCGGAAACCGCTAGTGGTTTGACTAGAACCGGATTTCGTGGCGGGTCAGGGGTCGTGTATTTATGGTTTACCTATTACTAAAAATATAATTGCAAAAATATTCGTTTTGGATATCTCCTAGTGTAATATGTTTTTGTGCGTTCAAAACATTTCCTATACAAATATAGGTGTCTTCAATACAAGAAGCGTATTTATCATTCAAAATATATTTTACACAAAATTCCGGCGTCAAATATTGAGTATGTAATATGGTTTTCATTGATAAGTTATTTATGTTTCTTTCCAAGGTGGTAATATCATATTTTTTATTACGTAACATATTGTCGTTCAATAGTAAATGGGTATGGTTATATAAAAAACTAAAGTCATTATTGTTTGTTTCATTTCTTTCATTCATTTTTTGTAATTTTTGGGTTTTTCTTTTTTTCATTACATCCAACAATTGTTGAGACATTTTTTCTACAGTTTTCTTGGTTATTTTCTCCATTATATACTATTTTGAATTTGGTAAAGATAATATTTTTGGATTTATAAAATATTATTTTTTGATAAAAAGCCAATATTTTCATTATGTGGCATATAAGAGACCGGCATTGCCGCCCACAAAGTACACCATATTGACACGTTCTTCAATTAAATACATATTAAAGTTGTAGTCATAAATGCGCCACGTTGGTTTATTGATACCCACAATATCCCCCGTAACAGGGTCGCAAATCGTCAGTACTTGTGCATAGGGGTCAATTGGTGGCGAAATAGTCGTAAATTCAAATTGTATATTTGTGAATCGGCTCATATTCATAGCTCCCGAAGGTTGTATGACTAATGGATTGGTGTCTAGACAGAAATTATAGCAATACAATCCTTGCGGAGCATTCCCTGCTGTCCGCACATACTTTTCAATAAAATTATATACACCCGAAGGCAATATATTTTCCCTGTATTGACCATCGAGCAGTATTCCCAACGCCACTAAAATGTATTCTATATTTTGCGGGTTGTATACTCCAGTGATGTAGAGACCGCTTAATGTTCCATTTGGATTTAAACCGGGGCCGAGCGTTGAAGGCCCTCCAGGGTCAGGGTTTGGTACATCTCCGCTGGTCGATGCGGGACTTACATCTTGCGGCATATAATTATATGGCCAATTCGTGTAATTTGACCACTGATTACGCAAATTAACGTCGCTTCTTTGGAAATAAAACATCCAACTAATAACCATCCCAATGGAATCCAGGTCAATCTTGTTTTGACCAGTAATATTGTAATATGGTTTCTCGTAAACCTGTTTAAACAAATATTTTTGTTCATTTTTGGCAAATATTTCAGCTTCATCGTTTGATAGAAAACAATAGGTACAATTTAAATTAACATCCGCATTCCATAGCGTTCTAGTATCTATATAAGATGTCGCACCCAATTCTTCGTCGGGCGGTGTTTGCAAAAATCTATACAATTGCATATAATATTGGTTAAAATTTGGCGCCACTACTGGGAAATTATTTGTGTAATCCATTACGTCGCGTATAGTGAACCACTCGTTAATTGGACGAAACGACACATTTATTTGTAGTTCATTATATTGGAGGGCGACCAATGGAAACGCTTGGGTGGTGACTAAATTAAACCATGCACCAAGTGGAATATACAAAGTACGACCCACGATGGATGGTTGAGCACCGGCTGGGCTGGTAGTATAATACGCATTCGGATAAGCATTCACACGCGCTCCATAATTGCCAGGGTCGTTTACTTCAGGCACATTTCCAATCATTTCATTAAATAGTTCTAACTTTTGTGCGCTAAAGTCTCGTTGCGCTGAGGCCAGTATGTATTGGCCAGAATATTGTTGCAATTGTTGGTTGCCGCAGTTTATAGTAATGCGGCTTATGATTTGTGCGCCTATGTTTTCTATCCATTGGAATTCATATGGACGCCAGTCTGTGTAGCCGGCGGTGCCGTCCGGATTTGTATATTCTTCCGGAGGCATTATTGGCGACCAAATATTTGGCAGATTTATGGAAATATAGCAGTCCATAAGAAGGTCTGCATATCTTTTGATTTTAAAAGTAAATGTTGATTCGGTGGTTAAATTTAATGTCGGAGTGCCTTCGTAATCTATACGAAAGTTCTGCTTACCATAATTAGTGTACTTTTTATAAGTTGCTTTCCAAAAAGTCTTGCTAGGATTGCCGTTTAGTATTACGTTTTGTTGAGATTGACTAACAAGTTGCATAAGACCACCGGCCATATTATTAGTATAATATAGGTGAATTTTTTAATTCTTTATTCGTTATAATATAATTATTTATTCTAAAGAATAAATTATAAAAATAATATAATATAATAGATTATGTCAACACCAGCACCCAATTATTTATCACAACTAAACAGTTTAGACGAAGATTTTAAATCGTATATGATAATAGCATTTATATTTCTAATTCTAATTATTTTTATAGGATATTTGATTTATTTAAGTAAATTGGAAAAAAGCGAATGTGATTTAATGAACACATTGTACCCCACAATAAACGGATATATTAAGCCAATTTCCGCGGCAAACCCTGATTGCAGTGGTAATTTATTTGACTATTACATAAAAACCGCGTATAATGCGTGTTCAGGAGGCAGCTATAAAAACGATTATGTTGATATATGTGTACTCAAAGCGATTATCAAAGAAGGTGTACGATGTTTAGATTTCGAAATATATTCGATTGATGGCCAACCGGTTGTCGCAAGCAGCACATCAGATAACTATTATATTAAGGAAACCTTTAATTCAGTTGATTTTGCAACAGTAATGGATACCATTGCTAACTATGCTTTTGCAGGCGGTACTAGCCCAAATCCCACCGACCCTTTAATCATCCATTTACGAATCAAAAGTAATAACCAGGAAATGTATTCAAAATTGGCAGATATATTCAAGTCATACGATAGCATTATGCTTGGTAAAGAATATAGTTTTGAAAATTCGGGAAAGAATTTAGGTGGTGTTCCTTTATTAACCTTCCAAAATAAGATTATATTGGTAGTAGATAAAATAAATAATGCTTTCCTTGAAAACCAAGACTTTTTAGAATATGTAAATTTAACAAGTAATTCGGTATTTATGCGAGCTTATAACTTTGAGGGTATTAAAAATAATCCCGACGTAAACGAATTAACGGAATACAATAAGACCGGTATGACTATCGTATTTCCGGATAAGGGTATCAATCCTGCGAACCCTAGCGCAATTTTATGCAGAACATATGGTTGTCACATGGTGGCTATGCGGCACCAATATGTTGATAACTTCTTAGAGGAAAACGTGAGTTTTTTTGACCGTTGTGGTTATGCTTTTTGTTTGAAACCAATCGAGCTAAGATATCAACCTGTAACAATACCAATGCCTACGCCTCAAAACCCTGCATACTCTTATGAAACTCGTAATGTTAGCACTGATTATTATAATTTTGACTTCTAATTTATCCACCTTTAGGCGAAGCCCACCTTCGGTTTAGGCAAAGCCACCTTCGGTTTAGGCAAAGCCACCTTCGGTTTAGGCGAAGCCCACCTTCGGTTTAGGCGAAGCCCACCTTCGGTTTAGGCAAAACCCACCTTCGGTTTAGGCGAAGCCCACCTTCGGTTTAGGCAAAACCACCTTCGGTTTAGGCAAAGCCACCTTCGGTTTAGGCAAAGCCACCTTCGGTTTAGGCAAAGCCACCTTCGGTTTAGGCAAAGCCACCTTCGGTTTAGGCAAAGCCCACCTTGGGTTTAGGCAAAGCCACCTTTTAAAGGATTTTTGGCTCCACTTTTTTTTAAAAGGTGGATATATATATAGGAGGACTATCCAATGAAATCAAAAAATATTTGTAAAGATTTAACATTTAAAGATTGTGAATTAGCAATTCTTCGTATGGCAGTTGACAACGCCGAAGAAAAAATTGGTAAACGTATTGTCAGCTCAGATGAAATTAAAGAAATTATTCAAATTGTCGAAGATTTTATAAAAGTCAAAAATCTAATATGTTACGGCGGTACTGCTATTAACAATATATTACCTGCTGAAGACCAATTTTATAATAAGGAGGCCGAAATTCCCGATTACGACTTTTATTCCACCGATGCTTTAAATCACGCCAAAGAATTGGCCAATATTTATTACAAAAAAGGATTTACAGATGTAGAAGCAAAATCAGGACAACATTATGGAACATTCAAGGTATATGTAAATTATATGCCGATAGCAGATATTACCGATTTGCCTAAGGGTATTTATAATTCGCTTAAAAAAGATGCCATAAGAGTGGCTGGTATATTATACACGCCTCCAAATTATTTACGAATGGCAATGTACTTGGAATTATCACGCCCAGCAGGCGACACTAGCAGATGGGAAAAAGTGATGAAACGATTAACCGTTCTGAATAAACATTATCCGATTACCGATTTAAATTGTAATGAAGTTGAATTTCAAAGAGGGATTTCTAATGGTTTTGAAAAAGACCAAGAAGATGAATACGATGAAGAAGACGATGACGAAGAAAACGAACACGATAATAACAAGAAAGAAACAGAAATTTATGATAATGTAAGAAATACTTTTGTAAATCAAGGAGTTGTTTTTTTTGGCGGTTATGCTATTTCGCTATATTCACAATATATGCCAAAAAACTTGAGACATAAATTTAAAAAAGTCGCCGATTTTGATGTGCTTTCGAATGAACCGGAAACTACCGCGGAAATTGTCAAAGAACGATTAAAAGACATTGGAGTAAAAAATACAAAAATTATTAAAATGGAACCTGTCGGAGAGATTATTCCACTTCATTATGAAATACGTATCGGTAAAGAAACGATTGCCTTTATTTATCAACCAATTGCGTGTCACAGTTATAATATTTTAAATATTGGGGGTCAAAAAATAAAAATCGCCACGATTGACACTATGTTGAGTTTTTATTTGGCTTTTTTATATGCCGATAAACCATACTATAATCAATTTTTAGACAGAATATTGTGTATGTCGAAATTTCTGTTTGATGTACAACAAAAAAATAGATTGGAACAAAAGGGACTACTTCGTCGTTTTAGTATTACGTGTTATGGACATCAAGAAACTCTTGAAGAAATGCGTGCTCATAAGACGGAAAAATATAGAGAATTAAAACAAAAAGGTGATAAAAATGAATTTGAAAGGTGGTTTTTAAATTATAAGCCCGAAGACATAGCAAACAAGAAATTAGCAGGCAAGGACAAACCGCTCCTGAAAAATAAATTAAAGAAAAAAAGAAAATCTAAAACCAAGAAGGAAAAAAATATTTTTGCCATTTATGGAGGTAAAACGAGAAAATATAAAAGATAAATCTTTCTCTCTAGACCCGTTGGCAAACACCCCCGTAACATTCGTCTAGTTTGTCTTGAAACGTCACTCTTTTTTGTTTTACAGTATAAAATTTATACGCAAAGAAAGCTAATAAACACAAAATAACAACACCTAAATATAGGTACATTGTATAGTCATCATCGGGGTCGGGTATAATAATTTCATTTATTGTCGGTATGTCCACTGTTTTTTCTAAAGTTTCAATAATTATTTCGGATACACTTGGAATATTTAATGAGTATTCAGGACTTGTTATATCAATATCTTCCATTTTTATAAAATTATAAATTTTATATATTTGTTATACGCGCCAAATGATTTGTGTAAGGTGTTTGTTTTTTATTTTTTGTTTTTTATTTTACAGACAATAATTTTCCAATATTATGATAAAAATATCTTGTGATATTTTTGATAATATTTTATATAACACTGTATTTTTGAAAGTGTCAGGGATTTTATCCTTAATAAAAAGTAGTAAATAAGTGAAATAAATACACAATTTCTCTATTACACATTTACATTGGTTTAACACATTATTTGTTATATTCCAATCATTCACATAACTGCACATTTGGGTTGCAGTTTGCTTTATAAAAAACGAATGTATATCCAATAGACCCGATAATAACCTATGAAAATTCGACTTCTCATTTTTAATATTCATTAAATTCCCTATTTTATCGTAACCATACAAGTCTAAATATAATATCTTTTTATTTGACTCTTTAGTAAAAATATAAGGAGTTATACCATCTATATACTTATTTTCATATAAAATATTACCATCTACTAAAAATGGAATATAGGACGATTTTATGATAGTTTGAATAATGTCGTCTACATCTCTGTAAGTAGATTTTACGGGTTTACTCCCTTTTTTAATATTATTATAGCTAATAAACAGTTTATTGTTGACACGTTCCAGAATATTTGAAGGAAACTTATCTTGTACGTGTTTTTTAAACTCTTTCACCAGTTGTAGTTTATAAGTGCTTCTAAAATCGGTGTTAAGCACATCATATAAATTAGTTACAGTGTCCAATGCATCTATGTAATATAAAAATCCTGCTACTGCACCAATACTACATCCTGATATACGTTCGATTTTAATGTAATTGCGTTTTTCCATTTCTTTCAAAAAATACAAGGCGCCTACCAAATAACTTCCATTAAATACACCCCCATCTAATACTACATCCATTCGCAGTGGTTCTTTTACGTTTTTTATATCGTCAGGCAAATTTTCAATTAATTTAATTACATAATCATTTATCATTTCAGTATAATTGATTTTTATTATAAAACACGATTATCTATTTTATAATAAAACGAATTAGACTTTCTCATTTTTTAATAATCTTTTTATAAAATCGCCTTTATTTTTATAAGAAACATAAATATTTATTACTTCGGCCGGCGAGTAAAAGTATTCTTTTATTTGTTTTAAAACATTTTTGTCCATCTTTATTCCAAATAAATGGTAATATATTTCAGCAATAGTATTATGACTTGCGTTACTAAGTTCGTGCGTAATGTCAATTCTACCTGGTCGTGTTAAAGCTGGGTCCAACTTGTTATAATGATTTGAGGAAATAATCAATATTCTTCCAGGGGTTTCTCTAATTCCATCCCATAAATTCAATATATCATCCAATGTAATCGGTTCGTCACTCGTATTATTCACTGTTAAATTTTTAAAATCATTCAAATTGCAAATACTTTGTAATACATTTCCTATTTTTTTGGGGTCTTCATTTTTATTATTTACATTATTTTCATTTGAATGGGTATTAATTAACTTTTCTATAATAATATCATTTGCACAAGTAGAATTAAAGGCATTGCACGTTTTATTATTTCTGTCTAAAATAATATCCCCTATACAATCAATATCTTCAAAAACAATAATTTTTTTGTCAAATGTTATACTATTAAGCTCGTTTTTATCATTATAGGTGTTTTCAAAGAAAAACTGTTCTAATTGCTTTTTCGTTTTAATCATCTTTAAAGATATTACAATAATATGCCGACACGTGTAGTTGGCAAGCGCTTTAATAAAAGACGTTTTACCCGTTCCTGGCGGTCCGTGTAGTCCAATTCCCAATGAATAAGGAATGCCTTTTTCATAATACCATTGACGATTTTTTAAGAAAAAATCGATTTTTGTTATCAATTCTTTTTTTCCATCAAAGAAAATATTATTAAATGTTCTAGCACTTTCAAAGATATCTTCCCGCCAACAGTTAAGAATTGATTCATCTTCCTTTGTTTTAACTTTATCTAAAAAATAAATAAATTTTTTGTTATTGCGATTTTCCTTAATGGATAGTAAATAATCATTGGTAATGTTATCTATATATTTTTTGAGATAATTTACTGAATGTACATAAGAATAAATATATACAGTTATTTTATCTGTTTTGGTGTTTAATTTTTCTTTATCGTCCTTAGTTTCCTCTTGTTCAATTTCTACCTTGGCAAAAATTTTGTCGTCAAGCTTGAAATGTTTATTTTGATAAACCATAAAAATATCCAGGTTTCGTCTTTTATCGCCTTCTTCATAAGATGATTGAAAATTACTATGCGCTTCTTTAATTCGGAAAATTGAATCTATTTTATTAATATTCAAAACAATATAATCCATTATGGCTTTAAAACGGTTGCTATACACAGTTGATACGTTTTGTGTATAGGTATAACCTGAAATAGCAGAACAGCGTCTTCCTTCTAGTACAATAGTATTTTTTCTATAAAAAATACCCTTAATGTCATCTAGTGATAATTTTGTAAAAAAAGTACTTAGATTGTTATCATATATGTAATTAATTATATATCCAAAAAAAGCGATAACCGCAGTAGATATTAAGGTGTCATATAATGGGTTGTCTGTTTTGAAAAAATTGAATATGGTCATTTTGGTTACATTCATATAACTACTGGATAGTGTGTGCATAAAATCTGTCATTCAATATAGTTAATGTAGTTATATTGAATATAAAGTATAGTTTTAAGCCGTTTTTTCTAATACTAACTTACAAAACGGTAAATATGTATATGTATAGTATAGTAATCAAAAACAACCAAAGTGATTGGTCATTTTATTGAGTGAATAAAACAATAATCCAAACAGTACACTTGTAAATAAAAACCCGTTTATATTAAAATTACCATCATTTGAAAATAAAGCAGGAAGGTATTGGAATAAAAATTTTCTGAAAAAGGGTAACTGAAATAAAAAATATAATACTGCCAATAACAAGGGTGTTTGGATTTCATTATACATATCGTCTAATGAATTTTGATGTCGAGCATTTTTATTATATTCATTTATCATATCACTCGTTTGTTCATAATTTTTTATATAATCAATGTTATTTTGTGGGGGCGGAACATAATTTGGTTGAATTTGTGGGTCATTACTGTGACTGGTAGTGTTCATTGGTATATCTCTAGACGGTAATTGAGTTGCTCCGCTAAGGGTAGCTTGTTGAAGCCCTGATACAATTTGACTAATAGTTGTTTGGTCTAAACTTAGGGATTGTCCTTGTTGTCCCTGATTTGGTCCTTGACCTTGTATAACTACATTTTCAGTGGCATTTAATGATATATTATTACTAATATTTCCGCCGCCAAGTGGGTCAGTCGGCAAGTCTAAAATATTGGTGGAATCGCTCATAATTATTACAAAGAATGATTGATTATAATAATTACGCAAACATAACAACTCTCATATATATTTATTCAAAATCAATAATTTTGGCATTTTCGCTACATTTAGTTGCTACGTGTGAATATTTTACACATTTTCCATCAGTTTTATATATTTTATCCTTAATTTGTTCTAAAGGTGGAGCATAAAACATTAAACATTCTTTATTTTTACAAACATTTCTAAACAAACAAGCTAAACCGAAACCTAATAATATTGACATTATAATTTTTCCTCGTTCTGTATGAACAAATTTTCCAAGATTCATTTGCATTATACTATAATATATAACGACTTTCTTTTTATCATAAAAAATTATAGAATCATTGGCTGCATTATATAATTTTGTAGTATATTTATTGGTTTTTGGATTATTGGTTTATGTTTGTATGGGTATACTAGATATTTTTGATATATCCGTTGGACAATCGACTACTTCTTCTTGAAAATGAAAACAATTGTTTGCTTTGTCTTTGAATAAAACCTTGTTTACTGTTTCCGGACTAGGATAAATATAGATTTTTTGCATTTCCGGACCTAAAACATAGACAAAAAATAGTCCTATGGCAAAACTGGCTAAAAAGACCGGTATGGAAATATAGTTTAATAACATATAATACTATAATACTATACTATAAAATAATTTACATAGTTTGAGGTGTTGTCTCTATTTTCATAACAAATTTCCCTTCTTTATTTTCATTGGAACCATCGCGGGAGGTCCCAGCATCATTGGAGTCATCATTTGTCTCGATTTCTTCACTCGATGATTCAATAATCAATGGCGGTTTTTTACTTTCTACTTGTAATCCAATGTTATATTCAACTACCCTACTTTGAAAACTACTATAAGATAAATTTTGAATACTATATTTATTTTGTATCAAATTGCAAGTATGTGTGTCATTATTATACCAAACCATATTTTCATTGTATTTCAATGTTCTGCTTTTATTCATCAACGGTACTAATGTATTGACATATATATTTACCGCATCACGCACGTATTGCACATTGTCTGTTTCATTCATTTTTTTAATGCAATCTTTAATTTGATTAATTTGTATATAAGTATCAGTAATGGTTTCACTTAATTCTTCTTTGATTTTATCATTGTCAACAATATTATTATATGTTTCCAAATAAGCATCATACAATGCAGTGAAATAACTAATTTTGTCTTTTAGAACATCAAAATTATTCAATACTTCTTCCGTAGTTAAATAACCAAACAGTTGTTTATTTTTATTATCTATTAGTTTATCTTTTTCAATTTTAATATCATTTTGTATCGAATTTAAAAGCTCAGGTAACAACTCCACTTTACCGAGTTGTATTTTAATATTTAAATTGCACGGGTCGGCAATAATACCACATGTAGCACTATGCTGCCTATATGCTTCTTCATCCTCTGTTTCTGCGAAAAAAGTGGTTTCAAAACGGGTACCGCCAGGTCTTTTGCAATTAATACATTTTGGTTTGAGTTTAAGAAACTCACTACGTTTTTCTCTGTTACTTAACATTGTGTTATTCATAATGTTCTTTTTATTTATCATTATTCCGATTTCATAGTTGAGTTTGAGTTTGAAGTATTCATTTAGCGCGTCTTTTACGTCGGGAAGATTTGTTGTTGTTTGTTGATTTTTGGTTATTTGTGGACTTGTTGTTGGTCTATTTGTTATTGGTTTATTTATTGTAGACGTAATAATTGTATCGGGTTTGGCGATTGCTGAATTTGATGTTGAACTGATTTCCATTATATATTATAACTTATAATATATTTGTACTTTTACACAAAATACTAAATTCGTTAACAACTTCGATAACATTAGTACATTTGTTTGGAATGAATGATATCATATTCGCTTTCCCAGTTTGGTAACCCCGTAATTAATTCCTGATGAGCAATACGTTTAGCTTGTTGGAAGTTTTTAATTTTTGATAAAATATATTGTTGTTTTTCTTTATTTTTTTGTGCTATTTCAACAGGTGTCATTTTACCCTTGTACTTATAAAGTAAAATAAATGCTAAAACAAGTAGAAAGGCAATAAACAACCCTATATTAAACACCATATTATGAAAATTGTCTCTTACTATATGGCATTGTTTTAGCGTTTGATGTAAAAAATATTTTACACCCGGTTCAATAAGTAGTGGTTTAGTCGAACCCCAACCTTGATTGGCAAAATCGTTTACATCCATAATAATCGACGGTTATTAAATATAGTTAAAATTAAAAATTAATTTATACATAATATCTATATGGCTAGTTCTTATCTAAATATTGTAACATTTTTATTAACAACATTAACATATTATTTGACAATTAAACCTAATTTGACTTACGAGATAGCAAGCAATGGCGAACAATACAAAACATACATAAGTAACAGTTATATGTATTTAGCTATTTATTTCTTATTGGTACTGATTGTTCAATTTTTTGTTAATTCATCTGTCATTTCTTCAATGTGTGGTGGAAGCGTTTCCGAAAATATGGGAGCAGCAGGTGTTTATACATTTTTACCATGGACACTGATTTTTGGTGTCTTGATAATAATAATAACTATTTATCCTGGATTTAAAAGTGCATTTTCAGATGTAGTCGGCTATTTTTGGGTGGCGAGTTCGGCGAATAAAATAATTACCGACCTATTGGTTAATCCGGATTTGGAAAAATTTTTAAATCGTAATGAGGATGAGGAACACGCTGAATTTATTAAAAGAAATGCATCGGCTCCTGGTATAGATGATTTTAATGCAGAACCTGGTATTGAAATGACGAACTTTAAACCAAGCCCAAGCCAAAAAGGCGGTGACACCACTAAAGAACAAATGCAAGAAGCAGCAGATTTAATCATTAAAATTTGCGGTAATAGTTCCATTTTAATTAATCAAATTGTGCCATCCAATTTCGACACTTATTGGAATATTTTAAAACCATTAATGAAGGAAAAATATCAAGATGATGCATCGCGACAAACAAAGGATATTAAAAATGACCTCTTTGAAGTTGTAGTCACGAGAGACAATGTAGGTGAAGCTATGTGGTATATATACACCGGTGTTTTATTGACTGCAATTGTACAGCTAAAGATTACTAGTAGAGGATGCGTATCTAGTTCAAAAACAATGGAGGAGAATTACCAAAAGTTTAAAGAAGCTGAGAAGAAGGCACAAGAAGAAAAGGAACTTGCTACTAGTACAACGTATACTATGACAAACTAACAACTTTTGAGAAAAGTTGTGCAAAAATCATAACAACTTTTGAGAAAAGTTGTGCAAAAATCATAACAACTTTTGAGAAAAGTTGTGCAAAAATCATAACAACTTTTGAGAAAAG